GTGAGGTCATCCGAAACGACAACGTTCCCCGTAACTGTGAGGTCATCCGAAATGACAACGTTCCCCGTAACTGTGAGGTTTGAGGAAACGGTGGCGTTCCCCGTGACCGTGAGATCTCGCCCTACCGTGGCATTCGCGGTTGTCGTGAAACCCGTGGTCGCGTTGTCGAATTGGAGAGTGGTTGTCGTGACATTCCCCGTATCGGATACGCGTTGGAGACCGTGTGATGGATCAACCGTGATCCCGCCGATAGTTATTCCCTGAGCGTACACATTACCCGTTCGGAGACGTAAGTGTGCGTCTTCAATATTCAGGTACGTGTTCTGGTTATTGATCGACATCTAATATAGCGTAAGAAATGATTTACGTGTTATTAGGTGTGGGACGACGTCTCTTCTTCCGTGGTCACGTTCGACGTCTCTTCCTCCGTGGTCACATTCGAGGTCTCTTCTTCCGTGGTCACGTTCGACGTCTCTTCCTCCGTGGTCACGTTTGATGTCTCTTCCTCGACGACCTCATCTGGTCGTACGGGCCAAACGGGGTTCGCTGGATCTTCTGTGTTATCGGGAAGATCGCGGAGAGCCTGGCGGTACTCGATCCACTCCGTTTGTTTCGAGAGGGTTTCGTGCGGCCAATCGGGGAGGGCATACCGATCAGTTTGAGCGAGGAGAGTGTCGCGTTTTTTGCGGAGTTCCTTGAGGGGTTGGGCCGCTATATATTCATTCCATTTTTCAGTTAATTCTTCGAGGGTTGGTTTGGGTATTTCGATATCGTTCCACACAAGCCCTTCGTATGTATACCCCTTGAGATACCAGTCTCCGTTGGGGTATAAATTCATCAACACCGGAGATAAATCCATGCTTTGTAATATATACCTATAAATTATTGTGCAATCTCTGTCGCCGACTTGAACGACACGGTTCTTTCATGACTCGCTGCCCCAACATCCGTACTCCCCGCCGTTCTATTAAGATATACTGGGAAACTACTTGTATTTGCAGACTTAACAACGATGGAATATTCTATAACATCTGTTGTATTTGGCATGTCTATCCACGCCAGGTACATATTTTCTACAGTGGAATCAACATTTATATCATATGCCGCCGACATTGCCCCTACCCAGCTTGCGTCGGTTATTGATGTATTGTATCCTATCTTCGTGCCGTTCCTATAAATAACAAAAACGTTATTTTCGCCTAATTCTACGTTAATCATCCACTGGAGTAAAATTTTAGATGTTGCAAATTTAGGAGTAATACTTACCGTCAATGGGCTTATCGTGCGAGATGTTGCACTTGGATAGGTAACTATATCATGCACGTTTTCGGCTACAGTCTGTATACTTACACCCGGAGCATACAAAGGTGCCGCGATGTGCAGGGGTTGGGGGTTCGCCACACTCCCATTGCGACCCATATCGTAGAGTCGCTTGACCTCTTCGGCGGTGAGGGCTGTGTCGTAGTATTTTATCGATGAAACATTTCCTATGAATTCTTCGGATGTTCTACCCGATAGGAGCTTTCGAATGGCACCTATCATTAACCAATGATCGGTACCAATATTCAATGTACCTGTACCACCACCATGTGAAAGTGTTTTCTTTTCACCATTGATGTATATTTCAAGTATATCTGGAAGTGTTGTAGCATTGAGAGTTCCACTTCCCTTTTTAATCGCGACGACATGATACCACTGATTAGCAGCGATAGCATTTACTACAGCTCCACCAATTTGATTTCCGGATGAATATGCATATCCAAACCCGAATTGGAGTTCATTGGTATTGAGAGCCAGTGTTAAACCGACACCCACAGCATAAGCCGAAATTTGAGTCATTATAATCTGATTAGCCGGACTTACACTATCTGCTTTGAACCAAATTGAATAACTCACATTCGTCACATCCCCTGATTTTCCTGGAATACCCTGAGCAAGGAAAATGTCTTGTGATGTTCCTACCCGAATTGATTTGTCGGTTGCGTCGTATGTAGCATCTCTGAGTATCGCATCCAACCCCCGCCCACTCGTGTCCCGCACAGCCCCCTCGGATGTGGGGTCGGTCGAGGTATTGTATTCCACGACGAGTCGGTCCCGACGGGGTGTATCGTCCGCATCGAGAGCCGGCCCAATTCGGGGAACAGTTAACGATTTCGTGAGGGTCAGTTGGCCATCGTGGAGGACGGATTGACCCTGCTCACGGGTGCCGAAGAATTTGAGTTCACCTAATATTGTAAAAGTGCGTTGTCCATATAGCTTTGTAATTTGATAAGCAAATGTGCTATAGGCTTTGTTCAAGTTGACATGATGAACCTTGGGTATTGTGAAACTACTTGGCACCTCTACATCATCGAAAGTAAACACCTTATCGTACGTGCTCCCCCCGTCATTTGATCCATATAATATGCCACTTGTTGCGTGTTCATGGTCTCTATCTGCACGTATAAACGTTTCCATTCGCTTTAGAATAATTTTATAGGGCATTTCGAGTTGAATCCAAGAACCATATGTTCCATTAAATAGAACCGACCTATTACCACTCGTTACCGGTGATGAATTGGGTGACGCGCCGTCATATGAACTAGCTTGAGAAACCCACTGTCCTATGGATGTGTCTGGTGCGTAAGTTTTATCGAATGCACGGTAGGGCTGGTAGGTACTATTGTATATGGCGCTTGATGTAGCCTTAAAAACTCCATGTCCTTCAATGTGTGTATTGTTTGCAGCTAAAGGTTTCGGTGGGAACTCTTCCAAGTTGTGGGGTTCATCCGCCACCGCCAGCCTTCCTTCCGGTTCCGTCGTGCCTATGCCTAGGCGACCTTTCTGAAGGGTCATCGAGGATTTCGCCCGGCCGAACGTGTCCTTTTGGGCATCCCAAATCTCGAGGGCTTGGTTTTGGTCAATAAACTTGTCGTAGACCCTAAAGTTGGCCACCTTGTCGATGTTCCCACCACCGATCTGGATGGGGACACTGTCGACACCTGTGCCGTAGTATTTGATTTCGGCAATACGTCCATAACTCGAACTATTATTATAATAACTCTTAACCACTAAAGCTATATGTTTATATGCGGTTGAGTTACTTATTGTATCACTAAATGTTGTTGATGTACCGAGAGTGGGGTTTTTCCCCGTAACATCTAATAATTTTGTCCACGTTCCACTACCATTCCACCCGTATATAGCATATTCATCCGGAAATTCATCTCGTCCTTGTGGATTTTGGGCATCCGATATCACGTCAACTCGATTTACAACCAATTTATGTGGTAATTCTAAACGAATCCAGTGACCTCCGTCTGTGGCTATACCCGATCCAGATTCAGTGCCCAAATTGTGAGTGCCGCTAGTAGGCCAAATCCAACCACTCGTATTTGTCGCCACACTTTCATCAAAAGCTTCCCATGGTGGATGAGTAGCCGAGTTTTGATTGGAAGAAGATGTCACCACATACCCCCTCTGAGCCGGACCAGTCATCGCGATGTGCGGATACTTGAGAACGTTGGTGGGATCGGGAAGGCGGACCAGGTCATTCTCGTGGTGGCCGTAAATTTGCCACCGACCAATACCCGCATACGTAAGTCCTGCGGCACTATTTTGTGTGTTCGTGTTCGTTACGATGATAGCAAAATATTTATACGAATTACTCGAGTTTACGGTTATCGTGTGTTGTTGTGTGAGTGTTGAAGGGGTAAATGTGCCAAAAGCAGTACCCGAAACTACACTATTCCAATTTGTTCCATCCACGGATCCCCATATTTCCGCATTTTTAAAACATGAGTATAATCCCTGGTAACTGTTAGCAGATTCCGGCCTTCCTTGAAGAATAAAGTAATTCACCTGTATTCTGCGAGGCATCTCTATTTGTAACCATTCACCATATGCACTACCCGCGTGATGTTGTTTTTGTGGTGAAGCAGTGTACGTTCCATCAACACTACTATAATTACCAGTACCAGAAAGCCACGCCTGTCCGTATCCAGTTCCAGCTGGATTAAAAGCTCCAAAATCTCTGAGTTCTGCTCCAGGTGTTCCAGTCGAATAATTGCTACTCGCACTCGCCACATACCCACCCTGGCTGTACCCAGTCATCTCGAAGGGTGGGTAGTTCCCGAAGGTATCTTCGGCTTGGTCTTCGGCCACCTTACGTCCATCGAGGTAGGTTACTCGCGAACCACCTTCACCTTGGTACGCGTAGGTCAGGTTATGCCACGTGTTCGATTGGAGATCCAGATTTTCAGAATTGAGGTGTTCCTGATCCGAAATCGAAAAGACACACGTGTTCGAGACATTGGCCTCGAGGTTCGAAGAATTGAACCACACCGAGACCGCATGGGGTTGGTCACCCTCCAAGAATGTATTGGCCTCTACGGAAAGGTTAGACGTGAGCGTTCCGTTAAGGGTCCAGTACTTACCGTCCGTGACGTATGTCGATTGGTTCCCCGAAGGATCGGGACCACCCGAAATCTGGTTCGTTCCTACATCCGTCGCACCATCGACGAGGACTTGGACACCCGTCAATTGTGGGTTATTGAAGCGGGACATGATAGTCGTATCGACCGAATGGTCACCTGCGGGTGTGTATTCTTCGTAGCCGTATATTTCCAATTCACCTAATGTCCCAGACGTTTGTGCACCGGCAGAGTTTGTTCTAGTAATTTTTGTCACGAGAATAGCGAAGTATTTGTAATATATACCCGTATCAAAGTTGTATGATTTTGCAGCGTTCGTCCAATTATCTATACCTGTTTGTTCGGTGAGTAAAGTCCACGAGTTCCCGGTTATACTCGCGTATATCTTAAAATCTTTCGGAGATTGTCCGTCAAAATCTCGTCTATACAAGTTTATGGAAGCGGGTTTGATTTTATTAGGTACTTCTATTTTCAGCCATTCTCCGGGTATACTCTCGAATGATTGTGTTCCTCCACTATACGTACCATCTGAATTTGAAAAACTACCAACCTGCCAATGGAAGAAATCATTTGGCACACCATTAAATGCCTTAAATGTACGGTGTGTACTGTATGTCGTACTCGCTGTCACCGTATACCCCGCTTGGACGTACGTGTTGGTCGTATCATTGCGGTCAAACTTCCCCTCTTCAAAAACAATTTCGGGATACTTTTTTAAGGTTGGTGCGACCCGCCCGTGAGGACCCGAAACGTCCGTGATCACGTTGGAATTGTGCTGGATCCCTTTCGTTTGGATACGGCCTGTGGTCGTATCGATCATCGTGTTCGATGTCCCGACAAACGTAACCGCGTTCGCATACCGAATCTCGAGGTTATCCACCGTCTGTTCCAAAGACATATCTATTATGAAGGGAGGTTTTTTTAAGTGACGAAGTCACTTGATACGAGTGGCAGAGCCACTCGGGATGCTTTTCTTGCAAAGTGGGAGGCACTTTGGAGGAAAAGAACAAGTGATACATCACTCGGGAGGGACGGGCCAAACAGGATTGACTGGATCCTCAGTATTAGCGGGAAGATCACGGAGAGTTTGCATGTAGGTTTTCCACTCTTCGGGGACGGGTGTGTCTGTAGAATACGCTTTGAGGGTTACCCAATCACACTTCGCGAGACGCTTGTTCCGCTCGGTGCGGAGTTCCTTGAGGGGTTGGGCGTCGATGAGTTCTTGGAGCTTAGCTTCGAACTCCTCCTTTGGGGGTTTAGTGTAACCTTCGGGGAGACGGATAGATTCCCATGTTACCCCCCAGGCACATCTATCAGGAATACGATCAACATTCAGGACTTCAAGAAGTAAATCGTGAACGAGTTGATTTTTTACAAACTCGTCCATTTTATATTAACTGGATAAATAAAATCCAGAAAATCCATTGTAAGATTGATTAGTCGACGCATACATGGTTGTGCTGTTGGTTAAAAATATACTCATAGTATCCCCTATATTCAAATACTCTATTATACTTCCAGTTGCATTACCATAATTACTACCTGCATTACCATATGGTCGTTGTTGAACTATAGACCCGTTTTTCATAAATTGGAATTCGACCACACCTGAGGTGCTTGAAGAAGTCATACCCCATACCGTGAAATGGTAATAACCACTCACAGGTGCCGTAAACAACCCATTAGATGAGTTATATCCACTACCCACGTTATGATATACGAGGTTCCATATAATCGTTTGGTTTCCGGATAAAGATGTTGGGTTGTATGCTACAGAAAACGCTGCGGGACACCCACCTATGATATCCCCCCTCACATCCAACGCCACCCGAGGCTCCGAGGTCCCAATCCCGAGCCGCCCCGCCTTGAGGGTCATGCCCAAGTCCCCGTGTCCGAAATACTCCTTCTGGTAGGCATAGAGTTGGTAGATCTCGTCGGAGGTTAGGGCTCGGTTGAAGAGGCGAGCATTCGCTATCTTACAATCAAAATACCGCGTAGCTTCGGGGTTACCACTCGAATCTGCTCTTGTAGCTATATACAAAACGGGGTTGGTTCCATAATTAATAGTCCCGGTAGTAGTAAGTGATTTAATTAATTGTCCATCTTGGTATAATCTAAAATCTCCGGAACTTACTATCCCTGTAATATGCAACCACCGCCCCGTTAATGTATTTGCTTGCACAGGGCTACCACAACTTGCGATACCTTTGTTTCCAGTTTCAAGAACTCCACCAGTACCTACCGCAATCCATGACGCGGATCCATTGTCTCCCCAATTACCTAAACCCATGATAGTTTGGGCGCGTGTCGTGTCAACAGAATCCATGAATACCCACGCGGAAAAAGTTACTGTCGTCCCGGTAAACCCAGATAATGTGGTCTTTATGTAGTCCCCGTTTCCATCAAAATCAAACTTATGTATTCCGTCCACACTATCTAAGCCGGCGTCTCCGTATAAAGTGCCATCTCTATTGTTAGCCGTCTCATCTTGGACGGTGGTTCCACTCGTATAATTCTTAGCATCATAGTAGACCTCCAACCAATCCGTGTTGGGAACGTTGGGAACTGACTTGACCACCACGTCAGTGCCGTCAGCCTCGGGGTCGTATTCGGGGGTGCCGTAAAGTTGCCATTGTGAAATATTCGCTGTATCAGAACTACCACCTTGTATTATACTATTTACAACAAGTCTATAGTATTTGTAGTGTGTTTCGGTGATATTATCAAGTTGAAATGACCGCGTTTCACCGGCAATATCATACGTTCCGCCACCATCACTATGTGTATGGATATCAATCCACGTAGTTCCGTCGTTTGACGCAAATATTTTTGCATCTTTTGGTTGGCGTCCTTCTATCCCAGCGGCAGGCCTGTTTGATATAGAATAGTTATAAAGTTTTATTTTTTCCGGGAGTTGAATCTGTAAATATTCACCCTGG